GTTCCGGAGGAACTTGTTGAGGCGTACCCAGTATGCCGTGTTGGTGGGCACCGTGCCCGCGGGGGCCAATGAGTAGAGTTGGTAGTACTCCTGCGTCAGCGGGTAGAGGACGATGTTCCCGAGCGAGTACGTCACCGAGTCCGAGTAGTTGCCGCTCGAGTTGCCGTAGTCCGGCTCGGCCTCGGCCCAGTAGATCGCGTTCAGCGTGCCACCAGGACCGCTCAGGGTCGGCAGCTGGCCGGCGCCGGGCGTGGCGTTGACCCACTGGTAGTACTTCTGCTCGACGGTGAAGTAGACCACGTCGCCCGCGGAGTACGTGGCCGAGGCCGTGTACGTGGGCGCGAAGAACTCCTGCTGGTAGACCGTCTGCTCAGGCCAGTCGAAGCACTCCCACGCGCTCCGCAGCGACATGGAGATGAACGTGCGGAACATGTTCGACTCCTCGGTCGTCAGGCTGGAGAAAACGCGCCCGGTGAGTTCCGAGGCGCGTTGCAGCACGTAGTCGTAGGTGACGGTTCTCATGTGTGGCTACCATGCCTTGCAGGACCAGTACTTCGCCGAGAGCTTGCTGCCGGGGTTGTCGCACCCGTGCCGCGCCCGGAACGAGGCCCGACGCTCCGGGATGTGCTTCTTGATGCTCATGTCCGGATCACCGAAGCGGACGAGACGCACCTTGTCGCCCTCCTTCGCCAGCACGGCGGATTTCTTCGGGCCGCCGGGCGTGGCCTTCGGCTTGTTGTACCCGCTGAACTTCTGGCCCCTGTAGGTGATCATTTAGGAAGAGCGTACCAGCCTGCCGGGATGGTCACACGGTTCTGCGATTCGATGACGTTGCCCTGGGCGTCAGGGACGAAGACTCTGGCCTTCACGGGTTCCGCCAGCCGCACCGGCGTCCCGTGCGGGACCAGCAGCACCTTGGTCGCGCAGCCGAAGCTCATGCTCGTCAATACGACGCAGAAGATCAGCGCGAAGAGTTGGGTCCGGTTTCGATTCATTGACGGTCCTGTCCGCTTGGGCAATCCCCTGCAGCCAGCGCAACAGCGCGGTCACAAGCTGCTCGATCCAGTTCATCGCATGGCGGGCGGTTGCCCATTCTCCCACCCGCGACGATGTGCGCTACACCCAGAACAGGCCCAGGTCAACAACAGCGCCCCGACGACGAGCATCGGCCAGCGGTTCCACCAAGCCAGTCTGCGGTTCGACGAGGAGCCATTCATTCTCAAGGGTGCGTACGAGGTTGAAGCCGTGCGGACCCGACTGATCCGCGCCCGGCAGAAGGCTGCGGTACGGACCAGCGATCACGCCGGTCGCGTACCCGAAAGAGTGCCCACACCGCTTGCCCGTGCGCTTGAGCGCGATGTTGGCGTAGTGGACCGCGCCGATGGCGTAGTCGTCGCAGTCGATCCCGCAGGGACCAAGTGCGGTAGGCAGCCCCGCGGCGAACTCACGCACCCACTCGCCGCTGGGCAGGAACAGCGTCTCGTCCCGAGTCAAGACCTGCATGAAGCCTAGCTTGTAGGCCTCCTGCTCGATCATGGACACGGGAGCGGTCATCACTGCTTGGGCGGTTCGCTCGGCGAGGCACCGATGGCGTCCTTCGCCATGATCAGGCCGATGCCAACCGTGATCGTGGAGATGGTCACGGTCAGGTCCACATTGGTCGACGGATCGTTGTCGAACAACGCATAGAGGGCCCCACCGATGGCGGCCAGGATCGCGCCGATGCCGGCGGCTGTGGTCTTGATGTTTTTCATTTCTTGATCGCTTTCCAGAGTCCGATGCAGGCCGCGATCAACCCGACCACGGCTGCGATGAAACGTATGATGTCGGTCAGCTGCGGCAGCAGCGAGACTGCAGTGGCGGCCCCGGCGGTCGTCAGAGACGTCACCAGACCGACGTGGTCGTTGGTCTGGTGGTTCGTCATTCCAGTGCTTGTCTGAGATCCTCCTTGGGCGTTCCGTCGACCACGGGGATGCCGATCACGCGACCGTCGCCGTGGATGCGGATCACCCAGGTGTCGTCGTTGGAGGTGGCCCCGTCAACGGTGGCGGAACCGACCAGCATGCCGCCGGGGATCACGTCCTCGCGGACCAACAGCGGCGGATCGAATTCGATGATGGTGTCTTCGTTCATGGGTCGGAATTCTTGGACTAGGCGGCCATGGTGTAGAGGATCGTGAACTGCAGCGTGGCGGTCGTGCTCGAGTTCACCCACAGGTTGCCCGTGGAACTGAACGGGGTCGCCAGCGTCAGCTTCTGCCGGCCCGAGACGACCGAGGCAGCGTTGACGATCTGGGTGCCGCCAGAGGCGTTGCCCACGCTCACCGTGCAGCTGCCGGTCGAGTTCACGATCAAGTCCTCGATGATCGCGTTGGTCGGGATCGCCGTGGTCCCCAGCATCTGCTGGTTGCCGCTGGTGTTGGTCGTCGCATACAGGACGGCCACGTTCCTGGGCCGAGTCCATGAGGTGCCGCCGAACAGGGTGCCGTGGAGGCTGTTGGTGCTGTTGTCGGTCGCTTGGAACCCGGCGCCGACCTCGAAGTTGAGGTTCACCACGGCGCCGATGCGGGTCACGGTGAACCCGTGCAGATAGAACAGATCGGTTCCGTTTCCAGCGTAGGTGAAGTTGGTCCCGTTCTTGGCGTAGACAACCAGTGAAATCCCTCGGGCAACGAACTCCGTGTTGATCGACTGCCACGATGCATTCGGAGTGATCAATGCGCCACTGACGATGATCAGTGATCCAGTGTCTTGGATCTCAACCTGAGTCAGGTTGGTTTGCGCTGCAGGCAAAAATACGGAACCAGTCAGCCGGAATCGACGGCTTGGGGTCAGGATACTAAGCCTTGATGTCAAGTGAGTCGTGTTAGCGACACTCGGGACAACCGACATGGTGTTGTCGGTCGAAGGGCTTCCGATGCCATCGACGTTGCCTGTCAAAGTGACAGCACCTGAAGTCCAGGAATCGGTGCCAGCGGAGAAGTCGGACGTATAGGTCGCCGTCGTCGTGCCCCACATGTCGGACGGATCCACGCCCCGCTCGATCAGGTCGGTGACGTCGGTCGCGGACAGAGCCCGGTTGTAGAAGGCCGCACGGTAGAACTGCGTGTTGCACTGGCCGCCGGCGGCTGCTCCGACATGGAAGAAGTTGGACGTGACGCTGGTCGCGACAACCGCCGCGGTGGACGTGCCAACCGAGAAGCCGTTGATGTACAGCGTGCCCGTGGTGACGCCACCGGAGGTCGCACGGGTGAACACGATGTCCACGATCTGGCCGGCGTAGGCGGCGACCACGCCCGAAGCGGTGATCGCCGTGGTGAAGACGGTCGCAAGGTATCCAGAGACAAGAATGCTTCCAGTCACCTCTTGGGTGATTGTAAAGGCTCCGGTGGAGTCAAACACACTGCTGGAATTATTACCGATGGCAGCGTAGGTGAAAGTGTTCCCCGGCGCCGTGCTCGGGATACGCGCACGCACCCAGATGGAGAAGTCGCCGGTGCCCACGCTCTGGCAGGCCGAGGTCACACGGGTGTTGGAGGTCGCCCCGTCGCAGGCCACGCCGGCATACCCAGCCGCCGCACCGCGGATCGCAGACGCCACCTCGCCACGGTACGCCGTCAGCGAGCCGTTCACGCTGACCGCATCACCCACCGCATCGCCCAGGGTCACGGCGCCGTTCGCGGTCAACGCACCCGTCAAGGTCGTGGCACCGCTCACCGCCAACGTCCCCAAGGTCGCCGTCGCACCAGCACCGAGCAGTTGGTTGGTCGTGACCTTCTTCGTCGTGCCCGAGGCCGCCATCGACGTGTCGCTCACGTCGACGATGGGGAGCACGTCGTTCACGGGGTCGACCGTGACGATGGCACTCAGTGCCGTGATCTTCGTGTCTGGCATATCAGTTCGCTTGGATGATCAGTTTGTCCGCATCTTCCTGGAGCAGGAAGTCCCCATCCTCCAGGTCCAAAGAATCAAAAGTCCCGAACGTGATGACGATCTTGTCAGTCCCGTTCTCCAGCAGGATGAAGTCCTCGTCCTCCTGCAGCAGGTCGCGCCTCGCTATCGGATAGTCCGCACCGCCACCGCCGCCTCCCGGCAGCTGGTCGCGGAACAGTCCGATGCCAAGGCCCAGCCTCATCTCACACCCACTTCCGGTTGTACGCGATGATCGACCCAGTCGACACCGCCACCGAGGTGAACACGCCGTTGATCGAGTCCCCGGCCTGCAAGGTCACGCCCGCCGGGAAGTTGGTGATGTTGGAGGTCACCGCACCCAGGATGGTCGTGGTGATCGCGTGGAGCTCCATCCAGTTGCCCGTGACGGTCCCAGCCGCCGAGTCGATGTAGCGCCCACCATACTCACCCGCGATCTGACGGTTGGATCCAACATTCATAGCGTGAACTTTGTGCTGCTCCTCTTTGTGCCGCCGCTCCAACCCACCTGCAAGCGAGTTCCCCCACAGTTAACCCGCACCTCGGGATTGTCCCGCTCCACCTCGCGCAGGAACTGCCCGTCCTTCCAGCAGTCGTACCCGTACTTCTGCCCCCACGCATGGTACAGCGTCGGGTCCACCCGCATCCGCAGACGACCGATGCCGTCTATGGAACGGAGTTGCGTCCTGGTCGTGTCCGCGGCGATCCGCTTCTGCTGGATCCCGGCGTCCACCCAGTCCTTCCTGATGCCCGACTTGAACTCCTCGATCACCGCCCGACGCAGTTCACCGGGGAGATCGTCCAGGGCATTGCCCAACACCGCCGCGCTGCTGTTCGCACTCATAGAAAGAAAAAGGGGAGCCCCCAGTGTCACCCAGGGGCTCCCTTGCACCATCACTCAGGAAGCACCGTTGAACATGCCGAACCCATTCGGGTTCTTGACGACGAGGCCGGCGATGGCCTCGATCAGGCGGGCAGGACCGCCGCCGGCGTCCGGCAGGGTCTTGACCTGCGGCATCTTCGCGTACCGCACCTCGACCATGTCCATCGGGATCACGTAGCCCTTGAACGCCTGGGCGCTCAGGGCCGCGACGTTCTTGCCGCCGATGAAGGTCGTCGGATGCAGGATCAGGCGACCGAAGTCACCTTCAAAGATGTCGATGCTCGACTTGAAGGTGTCGCTCGACAACTCCTGGTTGAACGTGCGGATGGCCGTCGACGCGATGGCGTTGTTGTTGGCGATCTGCGAGGTGGTCGACGCAGTCAGGTTGGTGAACGCACGCTTCAACGTGGTTCCCAGGATGCAGTCGTAGTCGCGGAAGGTGCCGGTCGCGCCGTAGATGGCGGTCAGCACGTTCTGCGCGGTGGCCTCGGTGAAGGCAGTCGACGCAGTGGTGTCCACGGCGCCGGAGGCCGGCAGGAACGCGGAACCCGACGCGCACGCACCGATGTTCGAGGCGTTCGTCGAGTTCAACCAGTTGCCCATCGAGCCGGTCAGGTACGGGTTGGTCCCGTTGTCGGCCTGTGCAGCCTGGTTGGTACACATGAAGGTGGCCTCCATGTCGCGCTTCACCTGCACCAACTGCTTGGCGATGCCGTTGGCGAGTTCGTCGGTCACACCGGCGACCTCCTGCGTCTCGGCGATGAAGCCCACACGCAGGTCGCGCCGGAACGCCTGACCGTAGTTGTTCAGACGGGTCCGGTTGGCGACCGGGTTCGCACCGCTCGACACGGTCACGTCGGTGCCGTCGACGACACCCTGCAGCTGCGGGGCGCCGTAGTTGTCCACCAGCCAGGAGAACTGCATGTTCCCAAGGTCCTTGCCCTTCGGGGCCATGGACGTGAACGGGGTCGACTTGGCGTCGACGATGGCGATGTAGTCCGCCAGATCCTCACGGGCGGCGGACGTTCTAGCGAGCGGCACAGAGCCGCCCTGATCAGGTTGGAGTAGTGGCATAGTTCAGAGCATCCTCTTCAGGAGTTGAGCCAATTCGGACTGCGTTCCCGTGGAACGGAACTTCGACTTCGCGGCCTGCAACTGCGTCTTCGCCGGATCCTTGCGGAGCGGTGCCGCCATCGGCTTCCCAGGCTGGCTCGGCGCCTTCACCGGAACACGCGCAGGCTGCTTGGTACCTTTCGCCGCCTCGCGCTCCAGCCGCAGCCGCCGGCCCTCGAGGAAGTCACCGATCAGAACCTGGTGCTCCGGCATCCGACGCAGCTGCGGCATCTGCCGCAACACGTCCTGCGCTGCCGTGTACTCCACGCTCTTCTGGTCCTTCCACCAAGGATACAGCTGCTGCACCACCGGCTGAATCGACTGGTACGACTGCAGGAACCGCGCACGCTCCGGAATGTGGACGTCGATGGCATCCTCGACCCGTCGCCGAATCTGCTTCACGTCCTCCGCAGAGTACTCCTTCCCGTCCACCTCGCACCCGTCCTCGTTGTCCTCGCACCATCGCTTCAGCTGCCGGGCCTTGGTCCACTCATCCGAGAGCTTGCCCACGTCCCATACGTTGCCGAACTGTGAATCGTCTTGGACAACCGCGGAAGCCGCCGCCGGCTTGTTCGCCTTCGCCTCCTCCAGTTCCCGCTCCAACGCCTCGACACGTTCCAACGCCTCCTTCTTCTGGCGCGTCAGCTTGTCGATACGCTTGCGGACACCGTTGCTGTCGGTCGCTTCGTCTTCGTTCCCGTCCTCGGAAAGAACATCCCCAGGAGACTCGTCCTGGTTTTCCGTTTGTTCCGCGGTCGGATCATCCGCCTGCCCGTCGCCATCGTCGGTTTCCGCACTCGCGGACCCGTCGTCGACAGGCTCGACGACCTCTGCAGCCTTCTCTTCCTCCCCGCTGAAGTCCCGCTTCAGCAGCTTCGCCAACGCCGATTCGTCGAACTCCATCGGGTTGATCGGGGGCCTTGCCGTGTTTTGGGCAGGTGTCGCTTCCTGCGTCTGCTTGGATTGGATGTCTGTCGCCATGCGTTTAGACCCCGCAAGAGGGGTGTTCTCCAGGGTTGTTACAGGACAACCCAGAAACCTATGACCAAGTGAGATATCAGAGTCGACATCAGGTCAACCCCTTCTCACCTCTTAGCATGCCTATATAGGCGCCAAGATCCTTGATGGCGGCAGCCCGGCCACAGTTGTAGGCACGGTCCTCCGCCAAGAGATTGGGCAGCACGCAGGCATTCACCTCCTGCTCCTCGGTGTCTTTCAGCACCTGTAGGATCGCCTGCATCACCGGGTGATCGTCCGACACCGACAACGCGATCTTGAGCTTCTCCTCGTTCACGATTGCACCCCCAGTCGGCCAGTGACCGCATTCTGTTGCTGTTGGACAGAGAACTGCAGGTTCTCGATGTACTTCTGCAGGTTCGCCTGGAACAACGGATCCTGCTGCAGCTGCATCTGGTACTTCGGATTCGCCTGCAACACCTGCTGCGAGAACTGCAGCCGGATCGCCGCCGTCGGATCGTTCTCACGCAACGTCGGCGGGTTGCCCAGGCTGATGAGCGCGATCTCGTCGTTGGTCTCAGAGAACATCTTCTGCGCCGCCGGACCCTGCTGCATGACCAACTCGCTCGCCAGGTTGGGATCGATGGCACGCAGGGCAACGGACACCAGTTTCGTCCGGTCCACCACGCCCGCGGTGTCGAGCGGCAGGACGAGGGCCGAGATGGCTTTGAGCTTCTCGGTGACCAGATCGGTGGACAGTTCGCGCACGTCGAACTTCAACATCACGTCGAAGTCCGTCAGTTCCTTCACCGGCGTCGTCGAGCCCGTGATACGCACGATCTCCTCCGGCCCCATGTACTGCAGCGTCAGGGACAACACCTGCCGGAACGCCTCCGTCCAACCATGCAGCCAGTTGTTGATGTACCGCTGCTGCCTCATCTGCGTCACCGCCGGCGGCACCAGGTCCGTAGGCCGCCCGAAGTAGCGGTCGGTCTGCTCCTTCACCGCGGCGATCAGTTGGAAAGCCACGCCGGGCTCACGCGCCGGAGGCTGCATGAACCCGATCTCGCCGCGGCGAAGCACCGGCACCTGCACCGCGGGGCCGATCTTGAGATTGCCCCCGCGGGTCTTCGGCACCTCGATGGGCGGAAGGGTCGCGAGGCTGGTGTAGTCGAACACCGAGTCCCGCTGCGCCTTCACCTCCTCCTGCCACGTCATCGTGATCTCCGGCACACCACGACTCTCCACGATCTGCCGGTGTATCATCTCCGAACGCCAGATCACGAACGGGTATTGGCCGTGCGTATAGTCGAGGGCCTCGAAGTACCCCCACTTGTCGCCCACCTGCGGACAGAACACCGTATAGAACACGCCCGGCACACCGTCCTCATCCAGCGACTTCTGATAGGCGTACACGACCTCGATCAAGTTCTCCCGGTCCAGGATCGAGTTCTCCGCGATGCCGACAGAGACCGTGGTCATCGTCGCCAAATCCGAGAAACGCCCCATCGTCGAGATCGCCTCCGCCGCCCACGCCTCATCCCAGTCGTCCGTCTCCACCTTGTTCAGCACCTGCGCCTCCGTCATGTAGCAGCGCCGGAAAATCACACGCGCCGACTGGATGTCCGTCGTCTCCGGCGGGATCACCAACTCATCCCACGGCGCCAACGCCGAGATCATCGGCTTGTTGGTGACCATGGTGGGCACCGGGAAGTCGCACTCGCCCTCGGAACGGAGCTCCCGGATCGCTTTCAAGGCCCGGCGCTTCGACAGGTTGGGAAACGCGGCACGCAACAGTTCCGCCGATTGGTCGTCCGCCTCCGGATTCATCACCAAGGCAGGGAAGTCCGCCAGCGCCGTGCCAGCCTCCTGTGTGGCAGCGAGGGCAACGATCTGCTCCATCGTCAGGTACTGCTCCTTCTGCCCGATCTCCTGCTGCCAGGTGATGTGCGCCCCGGTCCATCCATACGTCCACAGGTACTGCGCCAACAGTTCGACGTCCCGCGTCAGGTCGTTGTACATCCGCGCATTCATGGCCCAGTCCATCAGGCTGTGCGCCGTCACCGCTTGGTCCAGCTGGGAGACGTTGGTCGGCGAGACGCGCAGCATGGAGCGCCAGAAGGCTGTGGAACAGAGGTCGACAAGGCCGTTGATCACCTCGTCCGCCAACGGGATCCGTGTGTCGGAAGCGCCGTCCCAGGGGAATGCGGGCTTGTTCCGGCCCGCATCATTCCACTTCTTGCCGTCGTCGGTCTGACCCGCCCAACGACAGTAGCGGGTGTCCTCGACTCGAGTCGCTCGAGCCTGCACCCCGTAGTCCGTCGAGGATCGCCGCAACTCCTCCACCAACGCTCCCACGTCCGGCGTCGATCCCACCCGCGCCATGTCGTCGGTCGCCGTCCCCTTGTATGTCTCGATGCCCATATGTCAGTATCCTCCACCCCCGCGGGTATCAAAACCCCCATGCCCCACATGGGCAAGACCGGATACCAACAGCATGCCCAGGCAGTCGATGGGATCCTTGGTCGCACCCTTCTGGCCATCACGGCCCGTATGCTCCGACAGCGCGTAGATCAGGTTCGCGCAGTCCTTCACCACGTACAATTCGGGCTCGTTCAACGGGGTCAACGGCTGGGTCGCGTCGTATGACAACGCACTGTTGATCGCAGAGGTCCGCTGGTCGACAGGGACGCCCGGCGCCGGCAGGAACGCCATCGGCTCGTCCGTCGCGTCGTCCGATTCGCCGAGCAGGTCGATGAGGGTCGTGCCGCCGGCCTCCGACAGGGCGGGGGAACCTCCTGCCTTCGGGTCGATCAGCCGCATCACCGGCTCGCCATACCCGAGTTCGTCCTCGATCTGCCGGAAGAGCGTGCGGTACTCACGGATCGAACGCCCTGCCTCGAGGGTCTGCGCCGGCCCAGGCTTGCCGTCGGCCTTCTCGCCTGGAAGAACCCACTCGCCGTAGGAACTGAAGTCCGGGAACTCACGCACCACGATGCGCTTGCCGTCTTCATAGACGAGGAGCCACAGGCAGAACCAATTCCGCGCCCCAGCAGGGTCGCACACCATGTAAAGGGTTCCGCCGGGGGGCACCGCGGAGGCCTCGATGCAGTGGACGTCGGGCCGGAACCGGGCGAACGCCTTTCCGATCACGTCCGAGGCCCAGCCGTAGGCTCGCGTCAGGATCTGCCCCATCGGAGCCGCGACGAGCTTCTTCTTCATCTCGTCGAACGGGTTGTAGGGGTTGTCCTCGCTGAAGAAGAAGACCGCGCGGCGGGCCGTCGCCTGCTGCACCATCACACGGGGTGCCTCGCCGATGGGCCAAGTCGGTAGACCTTGCCGCCCCTCCAACATCTGCGCCTTGCCCCAACGCTCCACAGCGGCGCCGGCCACGAATTCCTTGTACACCGAGGCCACACCCTCCAGCGGCGTCTGCGTCACCAGCAGCTTGCCGCGGCGGGTGACCAAGCGGTACCGCAACGTCTCCACCCAGGACTGCGGCACCAACTCATCGCACCAGATCAAGTCCGCCTCCCGGCCCTCGATCGTGTTCTCCGATTGCGTGTAGTTCAGGAAGTCGCACCGGGAACCGTTGGGCAGGATGAATGAGCCGTCCGTGAACCCGTTCTTCCGCGTGTAGTTCAGGTAGTGGATCCGGCCCTTCTTCGTCGCCCGTAGTGCCACCGGGAGATAGTTGTAGATCGCGGGCTGTTGGACGGTGACGGAGGTTGCGTGTGATGTGTGGCAACAAAGGACGCTCGCATTCTCCTTCTCCAACAGGGTTTTCACCACGCGGCGGGCTGCCCAGAGAGTTTTGCCTGCGCGGTTGCCGCCGGACACCAACAGTTCCTGGCACAACTCGTACTGCGCGTCCGCCATCTCCCAGTGGTCAGGCACAAAGCCGTAGGTGTACGGGTCGGCCTTTTCTAAGAGGATGAGTTGGGTGCGCTTTAACTTCAGTTCTTTGGCTCTAGGGTGCGAAACGTCGACTTTTGGGATGAACGGATGCTCAGGCTGCTCATTCCACCAGTTGATTCTGCACTGCTCTTCACAGAACCGCTTCTGCTTTGGGCCATCGAACTGCTTGATCACGACGAACGGCTTGCCGCAGGTCATGCAAAGGGGCGCAGGCAGGCTCTTTGGAGGGTTCGTTTTCAACATTTTTTTCCTTTCGGCTACCCGTCGCGCTTTACACCAAACCGGAGTCCGGAGACCCCCTCCCCCCCTTTGGGGCTGTTTTCATGCGTAAGTGCCTGATGCTCAGTGCGTCCGGTTGCTGGAGCCTGAAACGAAGTGAATATAATACCTGTTGTACGACACCGTCACGTTGGCTCCGGGACGTGCTCCTCGGCTGCGCCGGGCGTCACGTTCCTGGTCTCGATCTCCTTCATCAGGTCCTTGTGACTGACCTGTTGATGCACAGCGAGATGGATTGAAGTAGGTTGACCGCAAAGCATTTGCAACTTGTCCGCCATCACAGCCACTGCGATTGGTAAACTTCTGTCATCTATTAGTTCAACTGATTCGCGGGCCAGCCGCTTGGTGCCCTTCCAGATCGCTATCTTGAGGAAGCCGGTGACGTCGTTCCGCCATTCCTCCTCGGTCTCAGGGTAGTCAGCGGGCACCTTGACGCCGCGGATGTACTTGATCGCTGTTGCGTTGGTCAGCCCGGTCTCCTTGGCGATCTGATCCAGCGGCTTGTTGGTGATCACACCCTCGAAGATGGTGTCCGCCTTCTCCTGAGTCAGGGCCGAGTTGAAGTGCTGGTTCTTCGGTGGCGCCACGTAGCCGGTCTGCTCAACGGCTGCCATGACACGGTCGCGGAGTTCGCCATCGATCTCAGAGTCCTCGCGCAGGACGGCTGCCACGACGTTACGGTTGGTCCCAGCGACCTTCGCCACATCCTGCAGGGACACCTCGCGGTGCTTCTTCCTGGGCCGTCCTGGGCCGCGCTTAACGGGGGGCATAGGCGTGGAATGCGAAGGGGAACTCGCCCCAATGGCTCAGTGGCTTGCTGGGGCGGTAGGCAAGGTGCTCGACCTCGCAGAGGGAGAGCCGGAAGGCAGCAGCGTAGTCCTCGGAGAGGTACTCGAGTTGGTTGGGCAGGGTGTCGACGGCGAAGGGCATCCACAACGTAGGGAACTCGCCAGCGAGCGTATCCTTGCACCAATCGATCCTGTACGGGTAGTCGACCTTGGGGCTCTGGAGGCCCTCTAACGCAGCCACGAGGCTCCTGCGAGGGATTGCGAGGCATCCGGATGCGAACATCTGGATCGGGACGGTCTCCGGTGCTCCGTCGGCATTGGAGAGCATGTCCTTGAGGGTCTGCAGATGCTCTGCCTTGGGTCTCAGGGCCGGCCTGGGCGGCAGGGAGCGGCAGGAGTAGGGGATGCAGACGGTGGAGCCTGTGTCGTGGGCGATCTGTGCGATGCGGTAGATGTCGGAGGGATCGAACTCGATGTCGTGGTCGACTTGGACCCAGACGTCCTTGCCTGAGTCGAGGAACCACTTGGTGGCACGGGATCGTGAGCGGGAGATGAGTGCGTCCTCGCGTACGGTACGGATGTCGGCTGCCTGTGCCGGCCTGGTAGCGATGGCGTGGGCCATGGAGATCCAGGAGAGGAGGCAGGCGGCTGAGACGCCACCATAGGCGTAGAGTGAGATGTGGATGGACGGCGCCACGTTGGGGTGAGGGTCTTGCATTGGGGATGCTTGGTCAACGGTTGCGTTGGTCTGCGAGGTGTAGCTCATGGCCTTGGGCGATGAGGTACACGATGGAACCGCGGGGGACATTGCAACGGTCGGCGACCTGGTGGAGGGAGAGTCCGGCTTGGCGGAGTTGGTAGGCTTGGCGGAACATGGCTTGGGAATGTCGTTTGGGGTTGGACAACGTTGTGAGGTCCAGCATGGGGTCTGGTGTACCGTCTTTGTGGAAGCGTTGGCCTGGAGGATACTTGAGCAGGCCTTTTGCTACAGCGGAACGTACAAGGGCTTGGTTTGTATTCATAGAAGCGATGGGTCGAAGGGTGATGAAGGCAGCGTGTTCTTGAGGCCCTTCCTGCCTACCAACTGCCAGATGATTTGTCTATGGTGTTGGCCTTGTGGTCCGGGGTTGACCACGCAGGCCCACCTACCGTCCGGGAATATCACTAGGTGCTGCTTGGACCGATCTTGACCGGCTTGGGCGCAGGCAGGACAGCGTCCCGTCCACCTTCCGCCTGCCTTGTGGAGGCCTTCGATCCTGGATTCGTCTAAATTCACGTTGCTTGACTTGGGACGGTTGTGACGCTGTTTTCCAACTCCATTCCGTATGGGATACGTCGTGTCAATAGTTAAAAGTTTTCCAATCCCCTAGACCGGAGTAGGAAACAAGTGTCACAACCGTCCCAAGTCCAACCCTTAACACTTGACTGTCTAGAATTGCTCATGGTCAAGAGAATGAAGCATTACGTTGCGGTAGCCTCTGGAACCCTGATCGTCCTTGTCCCGGTGGATGTGGTTGGAGCGTTGGGCCTGGTGGATCTCGGTCATCAATTCTGCGGCCCGGAGTTGGAAGGATCTTTCCGGTTCACAGGACCAGTTGCGGTATGAGCACATCTGTAGATATGCGTTGTAGAGTTCCTCCGATGTGATGCAGTCGGCGGCCATGGATGACCGTCGAACATGATTCGTAATGAAGTATCTCACGCTGTCGGACTCATTCATCAGGTTGTCGACGGCCTGCCTCTGCCTCACGGACATGGGGAACGATGACCCCGTTGCAACGATATCCAGCATCTCGCTGGCGCCCTGCAGGAACCAATTCAATATACCGGCACCCTCCTCGTTGATCATCACGTCGTGGTAGTTGGGGATGACCTTGGCCGGCTTGGGCTGGGAGAAGTCCAACAACAGTATCCGCCTTGCCCAGGCTCCGATGTCGCCCTGCATGTTGACCCGGAGCCTCGTATTCGCTGTCACCATGACGTTCCACTCGCCGACCAGTTGGGCTGCCTTGGACGACCCCTTGAACTCCACCATGACCTGATCGCCACCGGTGAGGCTCTTGATGACGGGGGCACCCTCGCTGCTCAGGAAGTCCGGGGCCACGTCGGCGCCCACCAACAACGTCTTCTCCGCGAACAGGCCGACCTCAAACCGTGACGTCAGGTGCGACGTCCGGAGTTCCGCGCAGTTCCTTGGGCCCACCAGTCTCCGCACCAGTGCCGCCAGGGTGCTCTTGCCGCCGCCACCGGTGCCGGTGACGAGCAGCATGACCTGACACAGGTTGCGCTGCATGAGGGCCATGCCGCCCCATCTCTGGAGCAGCTGCTGGTCATCCTGCTCGGGCAAGGCGTGATCCAGGAAGGCCTGCCATCGTGGGCATTGCTGACCCGGCGAGTACTGGATGGGTGTCTGCGCACGGGACATCCATTGGGGCCCGAACCCATGCACCTCGTAGGGCTGCGTGGACAGGTCGACCATGCCGTTGGCGGCATGCACGACCGCCCTTGGCCGGCCAAACGGGTCGGCCTGCGCCGTGGTGACGCTGATGAGGTGCGCGACCTGCTCGAGGTAGGCCGGCGTGACCTTGGGCAGCAGGGTGGGGATCCGCGGGTCATCGGGGAGTGCCGCGGCCTGGTTGCGGATGACGTCGTGGGTGTGCTTGAGGATGCGCTGGTGGAGCTCCACCTGCGAGACGTGGATCCATGTGCCGGACTCCTGGGAGTACCAGTGGTTGCGTCCGGAGCCGGCGTCGTGCACGTGGTGTTCCTTGGAGAGGATGTGTGCGCTGAAGAAGTTGGGGTTCAACGTCCCGCCGCCCTTGGCGCTGAACGCCCACGGTGCCCCATGGTTCCTGACCAAGACCGCAGCCTGGCTGGCCTCACCGGGCACAGGCCAGCCTTCGGGCCACCGGATGTCGGAGAACTTGATCTGCGCCGGTGGCGCCTGCACCAGCACCTGGTACTGGCAGCCCGAGGGATGCGTGCCGCGCACCGTGGACAGGTTGCCGGTGCTGCGCCACTCGTACAGGGGCCTGCCCAACCTCCTGCCGTTGACGTCGACGAACTCGGTGGCCGAGCGTGCGCTGCAAGGCTGTGGGTACTCTCCTTGTACCCTCACGCCGATCTGGGCGCCCCTTGACCCCTTCCAGCGTGCGGACGAGGCCAGCGTGGGGTTGACCGCCAGGAACTGCTGCAAACTCTGCTCATCGTCGAAGTCGATGGCGCAGAATCCGCCGGAGTGTTCGCCGAGCCTGACGGCGGTGTTGCCGGCCTCGAGCAGGGCCTGGTAGACGGGCCTCAAGGTGCTTTCGAGGGTCTCCTGGGTGTACTTGACCATGGGCACCTTGGTGCCGGGTTGTTGCGGGACGAGGAAGAGGGGGCTCCCGAGCCAGTCGTGGATCTGTTGGATGGTCATGGGTTGAACGTGATGGTGTAGCCCTCCGGAGCGGTCCACCCAATGCCGTCGACGGCTTCCTTTGCGTACCCGGTGGCCCACTCGATAGCCATCTTCCGGGTCTCCTCGTCGGTGTAGGTGATGAGCGCCGTGACCTTGATCTCGACCCGTTCACGGGGGCGGGGCGGCGTTGGCGGCACGGGGAATGTGGTTTGGTGGCTCATGGGTGCATGAGTTCCTGCATCAGGACGCGGAAGGCGCGTTCTGCGGTGGCTGGGACGACACCGTTCCCGAGCAGTCGAAGCTCGTCGGTGCGATTGTCACAGGAGACGCACAACTCGGCATAGTCCAGCCCACCGGAAGTCCCATCAGTGTCTCCACCCAGCGTGGGTTCAGTTTGCCGTTCGTTGTCACCTTCATCTGGCTGTGCAGCGTGTCCGGCTTTCCGTTGTGTGCTCCCGAGTCCATCTCGGCCCTCGGTGTCGCCCAACTCTGAGCTTGCTGATGCAGCGTCGGCCTGAACTCCGGGCTGCTGTATCCCTCGGTCTTGTTCGCACGAGGGGTCGCCCACTGCTTGTCCGTCGCACACTGTTTCTGCTGCTGTACCGCAATCGTCAGCGGTGTCCCCATGCCATTCCCGTTGTGGTGTTTTGCTATGTTTCTCGCCTTCCTCGCCTCCCAACTCTCCAGCGTTTCCCCGTCGTTCACCACGGCCCCGCTGGGCGTCGGCCACTGCTTCACCTGCGTGTCCAGCTTCGGGATCATGCTGCCGTCCTTCTGCTGATGCGCTCTGGTCGAGACGGTTGGCGTCTGCCACCCAGCCAATCCTGCGGAGGAAGTCTGTGCCGTCTGATCCGACGACCCTTGGCGGCTCCCATCCGTACTGGGGTTGTCCGGGGCGGCTGGGCCAGATTTCTTGAGCTTGTCCCGATCCGGGAGTCCAACAATGGATGGATGGTTCGACAGGCACACCTGTCCGAAGTTGGGTCGGTTTCCGATCTTCCCGCCGTCCGCTGTCGCTGGTGTCGGCCAGTTCTGGACGGTGATGACCGCCTGATCCAGTGATGCCATGGAACGGTCCTTTCCATCCGCCCTGATCATGGATTCTGGCCGATAGGCGCCCTTGAAATCCCTCGTCGTTGCGGTGGGCCAGGATGAAGACGCGCTTTCGCTGGTGCGGTGCGCCGACTTCAGCCGCTGAGAATATGCCCCACGTCGTTCCGTAACCCAGTCGTCCCAAGTCTTCGATGACGTCGCGCAGCCCCAGGCTGATATGTCCTTCGACGTTCTCGAAGAAGCAGAGTCGGGGTCGGAGAAGTCGAATGCCATCTGCGATCCAAGGCCAGAGGTGGCGGGGGTCGTCCTTTCCTGCCCGCTTCCCTGCTGCGCTGAAGGGTTGGCAAGGATATCCGCCAGTGAGGATGTCCACACGGTCGCGAAATGCTCGCCAAGGGAAGGTTTTAAGATTCGGCCAGATAGGTGCTGGGTCCATGAGTCCCGCTTCCATTTTTGCGACCAGGTTCGCGATGGCAAAACCTTCGATCTCACAAAGAGCGACTGAGCGCAGATTTGGGATGACTCGGTGGAGTCCAAGCTCAATGCCGCCGTATCCAGCGCAAAGGCCGATGTGTGTAGTTGCTTTGGTAGAATCCATGTCATGTCGGTGATGGTGTTAGCGTGCGTGGAATGCGAGGGCCTCTTCGGATACGAACCAGCCCTTGGGCCATTCGGTGAGGTGGATGCCGGCGAGTGTCCGCACCCTGGACACGGCGACGTAGGCCTGTCCCGGCTCGCGTGCTGCCCGGATGTCGATGCGTGCGGCGTCCAGTGTGAGCCCCTGTGCGCGGTGGATGGTCATGGCGTAGGCCAACCGCAACGGGAACTGGCTGATGCGGACCTTCATGCTGTCGAACTCCCACTTGGCCATCTCGACGTCGACGTGTTGGCCCTGCTGTGTGAGCACGCGGATGCTGTCGTTGCCGAGGTTGACCACGGTGCCGATCTGTCCGTTGACGAAGCCGGCCTCGGGATCGTTGCGTGTGAAGATGACCGCACAGCCGTGCTTGAGCACCAGTTCCTTCGGGCTGGGCATGTTCCGCAGGCAGAACTCCATGTTCTTGGGATCTCCGGTGGCCTCGGCGGTGTAGACCTTCTGCTCGCCTGCGATCCCGTCGAGCCGGTAGGCGTTCCACTTGTCGACTTGGGTGTTGTGGGTCATCAGCCGGGTGATCTCAGCCCGCGGGAACATGGACACCCTTGAGCGCAGGAGGTCGGCGTCCTGCCGCCTCATCTTGCCTGTCCGGAAGGCGCCGAGGGCCTCGATGAAGGCCGGGTCCGACTGCCGGTGGACCTTCTCCAGGCTGATGGCCTTGAGGTCGGCCTCGGCCCACGACCGGGCGTTGAAGGCCCAGTCATAAGGCCTGCTAATGTCCGTCCGCACCGGGGGCAGCTGGAGGAAGTCGCCGAGGAAGATGACCTGCAGGCCGCCGAAGGGTGTGGAGTCCTTGCGGCACCGGCGCAGCCAGAAGTCGAGGAAGTCCAGCTGGCTCCCTGCCATCATGCTGATCTCGTCGATGACGAGGACGTCGGTGGCCTCGACGCGCCGGATGGCGTGCTTGGTCCACGGTTCACGCTCCAGTTCCTCGGCGAACGTGTTGTGGTCCTGTCCTTCGGCGGGCCCGAGCATCATGCCGGACCACCGGTGGACCGTGGTGCCGCCGATGTTGAGTGCAGCGATGCCTGTGGGGGCGCAGATGGCGACGGTCTTGGAGCGCATCTCCGGGGTGGCGAGCAGCTTCCGGAGGAGCGTGGACTTCCCGGTGCCGGCCTGCCCGGTGAGGAAGACGTTGCCGCGGGTGGAGCCCCAGGCGAGGAAGCGGTCCTCCGGGGTCGGGTCGAAGTCGTCGTCGGTGTCTGGTGCGAGGTATGACGGTGTCAGACCACTGAACACCTTGGGTATTGCCTTGTGGATCATGCCTAGTAGTTGTCGAGGGCCAGAAGGATGCGGGCGACGTCGCGGGTGAGGCGGACGTCCTGGAGGCAGTACTCGCGTGCCGCGGCGTTGTCGGTCTCCCAGAGGGTGCCGAAGTCCGCCCCGCTTCCGGACTTCTCGCCGAGGCCGAGGTGGCGGCAGATGGCGGCGAGGCTGCCGTGGGCGCGGGAATCGCCCAGCTGCCAGACCTCGCGGAGATCCACGATGGAGTCCGACCAGTAGCGACCGCGCCGGATCCAGCCTGGGACGGCGACCCGGTGCTTCCACGACCGGCGGATGAGGAACGGCAGGTCGAACTGCTTGCTGTTGAACCCGAGGATGAGGGGGGCGCGTTCGCTCTGGCAGAGGCTGTCCCAGAAGGCGCCGAGCATGGTGCGTTCGTCGCCGGAGAACAGGAATGGGTCGGCCTGACCGACGGCGACCCCGATGCAGACGATGCGACCCGTGAGCGGATCCAAAGCGGCGTTCCGGAGGTAGTTGGAGGCGTGCTCCTCCTCGGCCTGGCGGATCTTGTCGGCGATCTTGTCCGGGTCGCGGAGGTTGCCGATCTTGACGTTGGCCGGATCGAACGGCGGGATGACGATCTGGTCTGCGGGGAGCGGTGCGGTCTCGATGTCGAATACGATGTGCATGGTGGAGAGAGTGATGGTGATGGTGGTGGGCGTGTTGTGTGAACCGGATGCGCCCGCCCCGGTTGGTGTGCCCTACTTCACAGGGCCTTCCCGCAGTGCGGGCAGGTGTCTGTGCCGCAGACCCAGTGCCGGATCTCGGCCTCGGTCTTGGTGCCGATGAGGTTGGTGCCGGCCTTGAGGAAGCCTTCCAGGTACAGCTTCCGGGCGTGCTCCCGGTCGCGCACGCCGAGACGCTCAAGGGTCTTGGCGGTGCGTGCGCTGAACTGGAACCCGTAGGAGGTGCAGGCTTCCTGCTTGGCCTTCTGGGATGCCTCGATCTGCGACACCCGCTGCTTGGTCATGCCGAGGATATCGGCGACCTCCTGCAGGCTCTTGCCTTCGCCGCGGAGGGTGACCAGCTGCATGTTCCGCAGCTTCCTTGCCTCGGACCTCTGGCGGCGTTCCTCTATGATGGTCTTGGCGTCCATGGTCAGTAGGGCAGGTCGTCCTGCTCGGTCTGGATGGCGGCGACCTCGGCCTGCTTCTCGCGGTCGGCGAACCACTGGAGGGCGGCGATGAGGCGCCTGTCGTCCGCGGTGGGCTTGGGGTTGGCCTTGGCGGTGGGGAGCCAACCCTCGATGAGGGCGCCGATGGCTTCCTGGGTGAGTTCCCGGAGTTCGATGCCCTTGTTGCGACCGACGTGGACCTTGACGCGGGACGGCTCGACGTTCTCCTCGGCTGCTGCGGGCTGGCCCTGCGGTGCGCGGCGGTAGGTGCTGTCGGGCTGGCCTTCCCGCGGCGGGCGATCCTTGAGGCGGACGAACAGGCCCGAGGGCTTGAGCGGCTCGCCCGTCTTGTGCGGCTGGATCAGCTTGATGTTGGCGTAGGTCTTGGTGCCGTCGGAACTGGGCTCATGTCCGATGACGATCTGCGCCGGCTTGCCGATGAGGGTCTCCAGGTCAAGTCCCTTGGTCTCCGCGGTGTTGAGGGGGCGCCCGAACCAGTCCTTGAGGAACTTGTAGAGGGCGGACTTCTCATGCAGGGAGGCGGCCATGGGCATCGAGAACACGACCCACGGCTGCTTGGGGTTGCGGGAGTCGTCCTGCAAGTCGATCTCGAAGACGATCTTGAACTTCTCCTTGGTGCCGTACTGGGTCTCGTAGCTCTTGGGCTCGGTGATGTCGACGCACACGGCGCGTCCGATGAACTCGGGGCACGGTGCGAACTCCTTGTTGCTGCTGCTGCTGACGATCATGTGTCTTGGTCCTTACGTGTTGTCGTTGTCGTTGTCTTGCTGATCCCCGTCGACGTCGACAGGGGAAAGTGGGTGGCAGGTCCGGCAGTCCTCGGCACCGCAGGTGCGGTCGGAGCAGCTGTACCTGCGTGTGGGCCGCGGGCGGTCCCAGTCGTCGTCGCCGTCGTGGCTCATGGCTTGGAGAGGAGCACGATGACGCCGGCGATGGAGACCACGGCTGCGGCGGCCTCGAGGATGCACCGGGTCAGGATGGGCTTCGGGTAGGAGCCCAGCTGCACCTGGTAGTGGATGGCGGTGCTCATGCTGACGCCCGAGCAGAACGCGAAGGTGAGGGCCAGGATGGCCGGGATGATGGCTTCGGTGATCATGGTGTCTTGGTGGTCTTGTCGCCGGGGATGTTGACCCACCGTAGGACGCGGCTGACGACCGATGGATGACGGTCCAGCCTGCGACCGATGTCATAGACCGAGAGTCCTTGGCCGTGCAGTGCGACGATGGTGCGCTTGTCCTCTTCGGTGAGAGTCCGGTGCTTCTTGTGTTTCACCGGCCCAGGGCATTCGACGTAGTCGAGGCCGCAGCACATCGTCGAGATGGTGTACTGGCTTGCGCCCATCATCTTGGCGAGATCCTTGACTTTCGCTCCGTTGGCGCGTCGGGTGCGGATGTCGAGCACCTCTTCCGGTGTGAACATGCGCTTGCGCGTGGGCTGCTGGTTGCGTTGGTCCCCGGTGATCCAGTTGAGGATCCGGGACATGAGTGATGGTGTGGTATTCATGGTGTCTTACGTGTCTTCCTGATGGTTTTGATTCCCCTTTCGGCCCATCTGGCGATGTTGGCCCGAGACCCTTGGATGGTGGCCTCGATGGAGATGCTTGTGAGCAGGCGCTCAAGGTCTTCGACCAGCAGGCTCATGCGTGCCGTGTCCTCGACCTTTGTGGTCTTCGCCACCTGATGCGGCGTCCTTGCCGTGAACCCGTCCTCGGCGGTCTTCCACTGGTGGCCGGACTGGCATCGGTAGTACCGCACGTAGCGCCCGGCGCTGTCGTAGTCGGCCTCGTAGATGCGCCCGCGCCCGGTGCAGGTGGGGCAATGCTTGACCTTGTTCACTTCTGCCTCCTTGCGTGCTCCAGGATCAACAGGGCGTCCGCGGTCTTGAGGGTGACCTTGAGGTCCGGGTACAGCTGCTGGGCGCGTTCCTTGAGATGGTTCTTCCAGCCGTTGCCCTTGTGGCTCTTCTTTTCGCCGAGGCTGAGTTCCTTCTGCCACTTCTGCGGTGTGACCACGCGGACACGTGCCTTGCCGGCGGCCAGCAGCCCGTGGAGGAAGCCGACGTTCCTGCCGAAGTTGAACATGGCCGATCCCGGTGCCGGTGATCCCTTGACGAATCCGCCGACCTGCTCGATCCAGACCTCGGGCCCGTAGACGAGCAGGGGCATGATGAGGTCGCGGATGTCGCCCTCGGTGTCGGGCATGGGCAGCGCGGTGATCACGCCGTTGAGGTTGTAGGCGATGCCGCCGTTGGCTCCTGGGTCGATGGCGAGTATCATGGTCAGTCCTTCTTCTTCCTGCCCAGGTAGGCGGCAATGGCTTCGTCGGCGACGACCTGGACCTTGAGGCCGCGGGTCTTGCAATGCTCCTTGAGCCTGGTGTGCAGGTCCTGGGAGATGAGTAGGGTCTTCTTCTTCATGGTGTCTTCTTCTTGAGCCGCTTCTTCATGGCGGTGACCTTCACCGGCCCGACCGCCCACCTTCTACAGATTTCTGGAATCGAGTACCAGCCGGATTTGATGTCTTCCTCGATGCCCTTGTTGCGGGTGTCCTCGATGGCGGCCTCCAGCAGTTGCCGGGTCTCCTTCTCGATGGTGTCGTCCTCCAACATGAACTCGATCTTGCGGATGAGGGAGAGGGCGCTCATGGCTGGGCCTCCTTCTTTTTCCACCGCGCATTTCTGGCTTTGGCTATGGCTTCGGCTCTGGTCATCACTGGTGCGTTAAGTGGTATGCCATGGACCTCACGATAGCGGTTTCGTTTATATTCAGTGTTCTTTCGCTTACTGTATTGCTTTTTGGCTTCCTTGATTTTTTTTGCACTTCCAAACATCTGATTCAGACGTTGCCTTGCTTCGATCTGTTTTTGTGTCATCGCGCCTCCTTGGCTTGGGTCCACTTTTGGACATCGGGACCAGATGCAATGTATTCGGCCATCGCATCACCCGCCTTCTCCAGCCGCTTGATGCGGGCGAGGGCGGCGGCGAGTTCGCGTTCCAATCCAGCCGCGAAACTGGCGTAGACCACATCGGCCCCGATTGGATCGCCCGGTGTACGCGTGTGCCACGTATGCCACGTAGCGTCATCCGTCTTAGGCGCGTCGCTCATTCCGCCTCCTTCCACTTGCCGATGGTTCGCAGGAACGCTTCGGCGCGTTGACGGGCGGTGGCGCGATAGAAGTAGCGACCTTTTGCTGATTCGCGTTCCGGTATGTGGCACACAGTCATCAGCCAGTACTCATACGCGCCATCCTTGCCTAGTGGGTCTAAGGTCTTCTCCACCCCATGCATCGCGTTGAGGTCGGTGCTGTAGTTTGGGATGTCGTGACCAAACCTAAGAACGGTCTTGGGGTCCATCCACCACTTTTCAGGCATCGACCATCCAATCTTGTGCTTCATGCAATCCGGATGCTCCGGACGAAGCCAACCCAGATGCAGCGCAATCGCCTCGTTGATCTCCTGGTCGGTCATTGCTTCTCCTTCCACTTGAATTCCACGTTGCCTTCCTTGTCCGCCACCCATTCAGCGTGGCCACGGGCGATGGCTTCGCGGTGTATTGCTTTTGTACCACTGACGTAAGACCACGCCAACAGGTGTGCAGCCAACAAGATGCTGCCAATCCAGATAAGAACTTTAAGGATTCTTTCAGAGTTCATTCCTTCACCTCCACGCCGCAAGGGCGCCACGCGGTTTCGGGTTCGTGAGGCCACTTGTATTCGTAGTCACGCGTCAGGAATTCGTTGAGGGTACGCTCACCGGCCTGCCCAAAGGCGAGTGTTCCGCTGTTGCGTGAGCATCCTGAGATAATCCAACGATGATCTCTTTCATTACGAGGCCGCATAACAGCACCCACCGGAACTTCATGCGGTTCCCACACCCTATACTTCGGCTGCGGCGGCTCGGGCTTGATGCGCCATTGCCAGTCGGTTGCATCAAAGCATGGGCGCTCTTTTAAATGCCACACATCCCAGCTATCGCGACCGACAATCTTGAACTCAATCGTCTTCCCATCCTCCCAAGCCTCGCCGATGTGGCGATTGGCCTTTGCGTATTCTCTCGGTGTCATGTCTATATTCCTTTCTTCCTGAGTTGACTCACTACGTGTTCACAGGAACACGATCACAGCTATGATGATGATGATGACCACGGCCACGCCGACGGTATCGGCGATGGGGCCCCAGAGGTTCCTGGTGGTCCTGGGCAGCCTGTGCCACCAGTTGTCAGCCATCAGGTATCCGATGTAGATGAACAGGCCCGCAATGGCGCAGATGAGGGCGGCGATGAGGTTGGTGATGCTCACGGCTTGGCCTCCTTGGCGGCTTCCCAAGCCTCAACCACATCGGCCATGGTCGCGTCGTCCGCGGCCATTGCGTCGCCGGCCTCCTCCAACCGCTTCACCCGCTCCTGCAACGCGACCGCCTCGGCGCAGAATTGGGTCGTGCGCTGGTCTCGGGCGCATCCGCCGGCTTTGAGTCGGGCGACCTCGGCGCGGGCCTCGTCGCGCTCCTTCGTGAGCCGGGCGACCTCGGCCTTGACGCATGGGTGTGTCTGGTCGTGGCGGTTGTTGTCCGGGCCGACCATCGTTCCACACTCGAACCACCGGATTCGTCGGATCCAAGTGTCTATTGGCGCAGCCCC